GAATAATAACGACCAGACGGTAGCATCATATAATGTAGTAGAACCTTGGCCGAGTACAATAATGCCTTCTGATATGGGATGGGACATGGCAAACCAAATATCAGAACTGACAGTTTCGTGGGCATACCGAGAATATACGATGAACATCTTCCCCAATTCTGGAGCCGCGAATGCCGCCGTTAACGCGGTTGGTGATCTTTTTTCATAATTTTAATAGTTCTCATAATAAGATAAAAAAAGGAAAATCATTATGAACAAATTAGCGTCTCTGATTTCAGAGAAAACTCCAATATACCCAATAATCATACCTTCATTGGGTAAAAAAACTACATTTAGACCCTTTTTTGTCAAGGAAGAAAAAATTCTATTGATGGCACAAGAGAGTCATAGCGATACCGAAATACTATTAGCAATAAAAGATATCATAGAATCATGTGTAAAGGATATTTCTCATGCTGAAAACCTACCTCTATTCGACATAGAGTATCTTTTCGTGCAACTGAGAGCAAAATCTGTTGGTGAAATAGTAGAACCAATTCTAGTTTGTCCTGAAACGGGAGAAAACATTCCACTGAAAGTAAATCTCACAGAAGTAACGGTAATAAACGATAAAAATCACAACAATAAGATAAAAATAGCAGAAGATATTATCGTGGAAATGAAATATCCATCAATAAAAACTCTAGAAAATAGAGGATCAGTTATTGATTATTCAAATCCATCTTCTTTTTATGATCTAATCATTGATTGTATAGAGTTTATACAAACGAAACAAGAAAAAATTGCAGCAAATGAACTTTCTAGGGAAGAAATAGAAGAATTCGTAGATTCGATGACAAAAGATCAGTTTAATCTATTGTTAGATTTCTTCATAACTTCTCCTCGACTAGAACACGAAGTAGAATATACCACGACTGACGGAGTAAAAAGAAAATTTGTACTAAGTGGGTTAGGAGATTTTTTCGAATAGCCCTCAGTCACATAAACCTATCGGAGTATTATAAATTAAACTTTCAATTGATGCAGCATCATAAATATAGTCTGACAGAATTGAATTTAATGCTTCCGTGGGAAAGAGACATTTATCTGGCTTTATTGAGGGCTTACATAGAACAGGAAAACGAAAAATTGTTACAACAACAAGCAAAAGGAAATAGGAATTTCGGAGCATTCTAATGAAAGAAATAAACTTTAGAAAATCAATGCTGGATTACTTTGTTGATAGAAAGAAATCTAAGAAGAATAAAGACACCAACACCTTGGTATCTTCTTTGTCTAATTCTACTCCCATTAAACCAAAGAGACAAACAGGAAAAAAGGACAAAGAAAGAAGATTTGTAAAATATCATCTAACTCCTTTAACAAAATCGAACAACAAATTAAATTTCAAACCGTCAATCTATAACATGCCTGAAATGGAAAGTCCAACAGATGGTTCAGTTTCCGTCAATAAGAAAACGAAGAAAAAAGAAGTTCCTATTGTCAATCAAAACAAAAATAAAGAACGATATTCTAATATCAATGTAGAGAGGCCTCTAAATGATATCAAGAACACACTTTCCATGCTTCTTCAGAATAATAAAACAAAAGACAATACCAGAGAAAAAAACATAAAAGAAAAGCCACAAGTTCAACCTAAAGAGATTATTTCTAATAAGGCTAAATTTCTATATCAAGAACCTGAGAAAAGTTTTACTCTCAATAGAATTGAGGAGAATCAAAAGGATCAGGAAAGAAGGAACCGTTCAACCGAACGAATTATAGAAAATCAAAAGGATCAGGAAAGAAGGAACCGTTCAACCGAACGAGTTAAAGAAAATCAAAAGGATCAGGAAAGAAGGAACCGTTCATATAAACCACAACAGACAAATATAACAAACAACAGAACAATAAAAAACAGTTACGCAAATCCAATATACAATACAATAAAAACCACTCATTCAAACTTAAAAAATTGGATCATGAAATCTATTGCGAACAAAAAACAATCACCAACTAATGTGCTAAATAAGTTTTCTCCAAATAATAAGAATATAAATCTAAAAAGAAACACTCAATATTTAAATTTAAACACAAATGATATCAATTCATTGAATGTTGAAGAAACTAACAATAATGACTCTGGTAGGAGAATTCCACCAAACTCAATGACAAATTATCAAAATTCAACACTAAACAATAATATAATGAACGTACAAAATGTAAATAAAAAAATGAATGCGTTCACCCAGAGATATTTTTCATTGAATAAGAGATATCAGAGAATGAATTCCGGCAATGGAATAAGAAAAATGAATCTTATATCGCTTCCAGAAAAAATGGAAAGAACTTTATTAGATAATGGAAAAGAAATACCCGTGATTCCGGGACTCAAGCATGGTGGTATTGTTGACAAACCAACCGCTGCTATTCTAGGAGAGGCTGGCCCAGAAGTTGCAGCACCACTTGATGGTCTTCCCGGACTTTTAAAAAGTGCCCTGCCGGAATGGATGTTTCCTGATATGCCAATTAGTGGTACAAACTCTGCAATAGCAAGAAACAATTCGCTCAAAATGGCAGCAGATGATCATCACAAGGAAGGAGAAGGGGAGAATACTGCTATTCTTGCCGCTCCATCTGTTGTACAAAATACTTCTAATATGTCTATGGGTGGAACTTCTTCTAGTAAGTTTGTGGGAAGTACTTTGGGTAAATTCCGAGTGCCCGACTGGAGAACTGGATTGGGATAAGAAAAAGAGGAGGCATAAAGCCTCCTCTTTTTGTTTACAAACGCTAATTAGAATTAAGATTCGTTAGCAAGTTTCTCGAAATAACTTAGAGCGTCTGTGCTTTCTTCTTCGGTTTTCGTTGTCTCTTCAGAAGAAGATGAAGTATTCATGTCCACATTCTCTGCGGTGGATGTAGATTCGGATGAAACTACATTACGAATATCAGAACCGAGAACTTCATTCATTCTCTTCTTCAATTCGTCATACGACTTGAAGGTGGTTGGATCAGTAAACTCACTCAAAGCATACTGCGTCTTCCAGAGTTCTTCCAACTTCTCATCGTCACCGTCGAAAAGTGCAGAAGCAGATTCAAATTCCGACTTATCATAATTGATAAATCCTGCAACCTTACGAACCTTCAACTTGAAATTTGCACCCGTCCAAAAATCGAATGGATTGATTGGATCTTCATCCGCAAACTCCGGTTGCATTGCTTCCTGAATCTTATCGAAGATCTTCTTACCATACTTGTAAAGGAAAATCTTTCCTTCGTTCTGCGGATTTGCAGGATCGCTTACCACAAGAATGTTGGAAGTGTAGTGCAATCGACGCTTACGCTGTCGAGCGATATCCTTATCGCTTTCAATTCCACTGTTCCAAAGTTCAGTGTTCATTTCGGATACAGGATCCTTCTCTCCCAGTGTGGTACGAGACTTCTCAATATACCAACCACCCTTACCCTTAAACCCGTGTGAGTAATACTTCGCCCAAGGCAAATCTTCACCCTCAACAGCCGGAAGGAATCGAATAACAGCATAACCGTTACTAGCCTTGTCCAACTCTGGACGCCAGAAACGATCATCCTTATAGGACTCCTTCGAAGTCATTGACTCCATTTTCTTTGTTAAATCCTGAATGCTTGATTTTGAACGATTCTTAAAATCTGAAAATGACATATAATGTCTCCTTATTTCTCACGGAACTCCCGTGTTCTAAAATTCCCAGTAGGAACTCCCTACTACGATGTCTGTATTATACTATACAACCAAGACAAGTCAAACAGGTAATTTGGAACTTCTTGGTAGAATATTTGTTTTCTGTCCCTCAAGATGCAGTTTCTCGACAATAGGCTTTGACAAAAATTTTGCTGCTAACTGAGGCTCTATGTTATGTTTTTCACACAATTCAAGAACAGCATCAATATATCCTCCGCCGTTCTTTATGACATGATTTTCCACATCTTTGGAAAATATCTCTTCAACATTCTCTTCAAATATCATATAAATTACTCCCTTGTTCAACAATTATAAATATAAGGTATTGTATCACGCATTAACCCTTATTCATATATATAATTGTAATATTGATTATTTAAACTTAAGTCTTTTGGAGAAATAAAATGGCTCATACCAGTTCCCACGGTGGAGACACAGGTTCCAACATCATCGTTCAAGTTTACGGTAATACTGCTGAAATGGGCACTGATTTTGCCTCTGGTGGTGACGTAGGTCTTACAAACGCACACGTTCCTCTATCTAAAATAGCGTGGGGCGATAGCACCCTCTCCAAGAGAGTAACCGAAACTCAACCACTTCCAGTAAAGATACACGGACAAACTGCCGACATTGGAGTAACTGGTAATGTTGATGTTGGTCAAGTTACTGTAGTGAATGTTGGTTTCAATGGAGCAGCCAATGCACCACTTCATTTAGTTGTTGCTGGTTCTACTTCAGGTCCATCAAATGAT